AATAAATCGTCCTCACCTGATCTCTCTGGTGAATTCTCAGGTGGTTTAATTAACATCAATACAACAGATCCGAAGGAAGTGACATATCAGAATTTTCAGATCGGAACATCATTCAACACGATGACCACCTTCCAAGACTTTGGAACTTACAGAGGGAGTCCGATGGATCCAATTGGGTTGGGATCGGAATTTAGATGTTTACCCGACAATATTCCAAACACTTCTGAGTTTGTAAATTTATCCAAACAAGAAAGAGCTGAACTTGCATCGTTGATTCAAACGGATTGGTCAACATATTCAAGAAAAGCACCTGTATCTTCTACTTTTCAATATTCAGTAGGAAAAAATTATTCATTTGGAAGTAGAACCCTTCTTTTAAGCGGAGCTTATAATTATTCAAGTCAGTTTAATACCACCACTACAACAAGAAGAGATTTTGAAGAACAAAGTTTGGGTGTTGTTCAAAAGATGGAACTTAATGACTCAGTTTTTGTTCACAATATCGCAAACAGTGGTCTTCTTAATTTTTCTTTGTTATTAAATCCTAATAATACCATAAAATTAAAGAACTTTTACACCATAAATTCTGAAGATAGAATTAACGTAAGACAAGGTGTAAGAGAGATGGATAATGACCCAAGACAATGGGAAAGATCCACAAATTTTTGGTATACACAAAATAACTTTTTATCACAACAGTTAATTGGAACTCACAACATCATAAATTCAAAGTTGAATTGGAATTTGAGTTACAACAATGTTAGAAGAGATATTCCAAACTTAAGAAGAATAGTTTACCGAAAATATTCTTTGAATGAAGATGATCCAAATACACAATATACTGCTGTAATACAATCAAATGGAACTATCCCCACCGCAGCGGGAAATATGTTTTGGTCTTATTCTGATGAAGATCTATATTCAGGAAAATTAGATTGGTCAAGAAATATAACACTCGGTTCATTTGAAAATGAAGTGAAGATAGGTGGGATGTATCAACACAGAGATAGAAATTTTATCTCCCGTAACTTAGGTTATTCACAATACAAACCACAAAACGGTTATTTTGATAGTTCATTACTTCTTTTGGATCCAAGTCAGATTTTTTCACAAGAAAATATGGGACTATTGGACAATGGGATGGGTGGTTTTAAATTAGATGAATCAACCAATGTGGATGATAGTTATAATGCAAACTCCACATTAGGGGCGGGATATACATCATTTGATACAAAATATAAATCATTCAGATTTATCTATGGTGTAAGAATTGAAAATTACAATCAAAACTTTTTCTACACAGAATTTGGTTCAAATAAACCAATTCATATTAATAGTAATATAACTGACTTCTTACCTTCATTCAATTTTGTTTATACAATAAATGAAAAGACCCAACTTAGGTCGTCCGTATATTCAAGTGTTTCAAGACCTGAATTTAGAGAACTCGCACCCTTCACCTTCTACAACTTTATTCAAGATAATATCATCACAGGAAATCCATATTTAGAAAGAACAAAAATAAATAACCAAGAAGTAAGGTTTGAGTTTTATCCCGATTTAAATGAGATTTTTTCTATTTCGATATTCAACAAGAACTTAACCAATCCAATTGAATTGATTAATAGAACTGGTGTTTCAGGGGCACCAGAGATTTATTATTCGAATGTTGAAAGTGCGTTTATCAGAGGTATTGAATTTGAAGGTAAAATAAATCTGATTGACAATCTAAATCTTACATCCAATGTTTCATTGGTTCAATCTGAAGTTGATTTGAATGGATTTGAGGGATCTGAAAATGGAAGACCATTACAGGGTCAATCACCTTATGTTTATAACTTTGGTTTGTTATATAACACACAAAATAATTGGAATGTTTCCGCAAGTTACAATATGGTCGGTCCGAGAATCTTCATCGTCGGAAATATTCAAGAACCATCGGTTTGGGAAAATGGGCGAAATTTGATTGATCTTCAGGTTTCCAAAAAATTCGGAAATATTGAAATGAAATTTAATGTTAGAGATTTACTCTCACAAGATTTGGTGATGTTCCAAGACCTTAACGGTAATGAAAAATTGGATGAAGGGGACAACAGATGGCAAGAAACAAGGATGGGATCAAATGTCAATTTTAGTTTGAAATATAATTTCAATTGATGTAATTATTACACATTTTTGTGTATTTATTGACAAATCCCATAACAATGAATTATCGGACCTATGAACTAATTAAGGAAGGAAAAGTTATTAACCAAACAGAGGCTCAATCTGCGGATTCAGCGTTAGATTATTTTAATTTATTCCACGAAGATTTAATGTCTTCACCACACTACCAAATCAAATTTCGTAAATCTTCACAATCAAATCATTTGAACCTTTGATAATTCGGTGATAACTTTCTTTGGGGATGTTCAATACATCCCCTTTTTTCATTTCTGTTGGTAACTGATCTTCAAACTGAAAATACCATCCGTCAGACTCCAATATCTCCACAATACGGTCGTTTCTATCACGATGCCATACCAGTTCATCACTCCCAACATTTTCGTTGAAAATGCGGGTGATTACACGGTCATTTACTTCTTCCTGATAAGGATTTACCACCATGTTCCACCACCACTTAACCCCAAAGACTTAGCATATCTTGGTAAACGACATGCCCAATAAGACGCAGTTGTTTTGTCTTTGGTTGTATGACATTTGTGTCTTGCGGCAAATGATCTCTTAGCCGCAGGATCTTTTAATTTAACAGCCAAGGATCCACCACCTCCAGCGGCACCAAATGAAACTTTTCTTACATTACCCGTCTTTGGATCTTTTACATAAACCTTGAATTTTTTTCCACCACTACCCCCTCTCATAGGTTTATTTAATTGAACCTTTTTTCCCTGATACTCGGCTTCATATAACATCGGGACATCTAAAGGAACTAATTCCCCTTCATATAGTTCAAACAAACCAATATCTGTATTTTTAATTAACCATCTATCCACTTGATTGTTGAAGTTTTCATAACCCAAACTTCTTGCTTCCCTAAATAAAGAGAAATATTTGTCAGATCCCATCCTAAAAACATTTTCGTGAATTGAAATATTATTATCAATATGATATTTCATTTCTTCACTCAAAACAATCTTATTTTCGTTGAGAGTTTTCCACTCAAAAATTGGCTTTTTATCCATAACTGATTCTTTTTTGTATCCTTTTATTTGAATTCTTGTTGGTTTTTGTCCCTTCCCTGATTGAGGGTCTTTCTTTTCTTTTGATCTTTTTCTTGCACAAGCAGATTTTTTCTCCTCTTCAGTCATTTTGGAAGCCACAGATCTAGCCCTACATACAGGATAACCTCTTGTTTCACCCTCATCTCTTCCACAGGGAGGATGACCACCACCTTCCTTTTTTTTACATATATTCACCCACGGCCCTTGTGGTTGTTTTGACCCTTTAGATTTTTTCTTTTTACCAAACCAAACCGCTAAATCTTCTTTTAACTGAGACATCTTTTTTATTGATAAATATATCGGAAAATTGTATTTTTTACCTATGGAAAATGAAGAAGAACAAAAACCACTCGGTATTTTATTCAATACTCTGAATTATTACACAGTTGATGATTTGAACAAATTTATAGATAATCTTACAGTAGAACAATCCATGTTCTGTTTGATGTGGTGCTGTGAATACGCACAAGGGAAGGGTATTCTAAGTTTAGAAGAAGCAGAAATTATAAGTAAATCTATAAGAAAAATCAGAAATTCTGAGGAATAAAAAAAGGGAACCGAAGTTCCCTTTTTCTTTGTGTTCTAAATTGATTATCTCAATTCGTTGAGGTCGAATGTTCTAACACCATCAACAGTGATTCTACCGTAGAATCTGTTGTTCACCATCTTCTTAGCGTATCTGGTCATGATACCCTTGATTGGGGTGAAGTTGAATGGGTTATACATTGTTGGTGTCAATTGGAGAGGTACATATGGTGCGTAAACGTAACCTGTGTCAAGTAATGACGTTCCCTTATGACCAATCAAGATTTGGTTTGGTGGGAAGTATGGGTCACGGTAAACCTGGTATCTACCAGATAATGTACCAACTCTTTCAATACCCATGTTGTATTGATCCTGTTCAGGAGCTGCGTTTGAAACGTGGAAGTATTCCAAGTCATCAAAAATAGCTGAAACTTCGGATGAAACAACGATCCAGTTCGCACCACCTCTCAATGTTGATTTGTGGATTTGTGCAGAAAGTTGGTTGATCGCAGTGATCAATGTTTGGTTCCAATCCTTCTGTGTGTACTGGGTTAATGGGTTAGATGATGTACCTCTCTTCCAACCGTTGTAGTCCCATCTTAACTGCCATGCCGCACCTTTTCTCAAATCTCTCAAGATTTCTCTGTCGATTTCTGCCGCGACCTGTTCTGATAACAACGCTGTCAATTCAGCCTCAGCGTCGATGTTGTGGAACGCAGCAACGTCTTGAGCAAGTTCAGGAGACCATTGAGCTCTCAACTTTCTTTCTGAAACAGAAACAGTCACAGACTCAAGATCAAATGAAACTTCACCAATCTTATCTTCGAATTCGAGTTCTTCATAAATTCTGTAAGTACAGTAGAATTGGGATCCCGCAATTGAAGTACCTGCAAAGGTAGTAGTTAAACCTGAGTAACCATCCAATGAATTTGCACCTATGGAACAAGGAACCTGAAGGTCAACTTCTAAGTAAATTTTACCATTCGCATCACAAATATTGTCAAAAGTTCCACCATTACCTGTATTGCTTTGTCCGAAAGCTACAGTTTCTTGTGATCCATATTGAACAATTCCTTTTCCGTATTTTTGAGTCACAACTCTAAAGAGTAAGTTACCACTACCAGCACCTGAGAATGCACCTCCAGCTATAGTTGTTGCTTTTACAGTCAAATCCGAAAGGAAAGTCTCACTATCAACCATATTACCGTCAGGTCCGAGTAATTTACCAAAACCACCGTTACTAAATCCTGATAATGTAAGGAGAACTTTTCTGTATTCACCAGCACCATAACCTGATGCAATCAAATCACCACTACTCCAAACTTGTGTAACAACGTCAGTTGAAGTAATTGAAGAATATCTTCCTTTTGAGTAGTCGAACAAACCAGGAGGGTCCAAAGTTGCTTCATTACCCTCATAGAATCTATCATAAAGGTTTTTACCTGTTGAATATCCTTGGTTTGGATTATTATCCCCGTTTGCAACCGCTTCAGGTGAACCAACCGGTGGATAATGTGCATTTCCTGTATCATAAGCTTGAATCTTAGGTACGAAGTAGAAAAGTTTACCGATAGGTAAGTTCATCGCCTGAACAGAAACGATATCATTAGCCAAAAGTTTTGAGAAAACTCTTCTGATGATAGGGAATACAACAGTCTCAAATGAACCTGAAGAATCTGTTGATGCCGCTTCGTTGATTAAGTGTGACGCTTGGTTCTCATAAAGTTGAGCCATGTTTTCTTTTAAGTGTCCGCCCAATCCTTCCAAGAAACCAAGTTTGTCCCATTTGTTTATAGTGTCTTCTTTGATA